CAGAGAAAAAGTTGATTGACAAGTGAGAACTTGTATGGTATCATATTGTGAGATGAGTCGTGGGCGGGGGGAACTATGGAGATGAATGGCCAACAACGACGCAATCGACGAGGCAATAAAAAAGCTGCGGGACAAGCGGGCGCTATTGATGCGTCTGCAACCGTGTACTGTTGTTGTCCATCTCCCGCCACCTGGTGAGCAAAAAAAAGTTCACATTGAGGTGACCGCCAGGTTGAATTGAGATACAAAATTTTTAATGGCTATTGTGAGATGAGGACAGTCCCGGCCTGACTGATCTCACGGCTAGCTAGCGACGAGGGGCACTCACAGGCTGGGATAATGTGAGTGCCAGCGGTGTGACCCGGAAAGGAGCGCCGCCTTCCCCGAGGAGGGGAGGGCGGCGCTTTTTGTTTTTATCCATTCGAGATCGAGAAGGAGGCTTATCGTGATTGATTGGGGTCAGATCATTCAAACGGTGCTGGAGGCGGTGTTGACGATAGCGCTGCCGGTCGTTGTCGGATATGCGGTCACGTGGCTGCGGACGCAACGGGAATCGCTGCTGGCGCGCCTCGACGAGAAGGCACGGTTCATGGTCCAGGACGCCGTGCGGATCGCAGTGCAGGCAGCGGAGCAGAGCGGCCTGGCAAAGCACATCGCTGACAAGGCCGAGGAAAAGAAGCGATTTGCCCTGGATTTTGCCGAGAAGTACCTGGCAGAGTGGGGCCTCGAGATGGACCTGGATGTATTGGCCGATATGATCGAGGCCGAGGTGCACCGGCAGTTCAAAGATCCGCAGCGGGTTGTAGCATTCAGGTAAGATGGACTTTGCCGAGCTATTGCGCAATCCCTCGGCCTGGACGCTGATAGCGCTCCTGGCGTATGCCATCTACAAGGAGCGCGGGCGTATTTTCGGCTTGTTCGAGCGCCGGGCTGATGCATCGCGCGAGCGGGACAAGGCCGATCTGCATTTTGACGAGTTAGCCCGGCAAAAGGTGTTGCGGGATGGCGATTATAGTCACGAGTTGATGCAATTTTTCCTGCAGATCTTTGAGACGGAGCGGATGGAACGGCGCTCCGTCATCCGGGAGGCAATGGACCAGACGGGGACGACGCGGCACCTGGCGGATGAGGCCATAACGGTGATGAAGGATTTTGCCGACATTGCGCGGCGAATGGTGGACCACCAGGACAGGCGGGACGTCGAATTGCTCAAAATAGAGGAGACGCTGCGCGCCGTGGGGTTCGTATTGGCTAAACTCTATTTCAGACAACAGGGACAACAGAGGGGATATTCTGACTTGGTCGTAGAGATGGAGGCTGATGATGTCCAAGGCGGCGGATGAGCATACCCGGCAATATTTGTTCAAACTGATGAGCCAGGTGCCAGGTGAGTTGAAGGAGCTGGCCGAGGTGCTGCGCACGCTGAGCAATCTGCTGCACCAACGCGCTAATCGCGTGCGTGACGACTCGGACAAACTGCGATTTGACTCGGACCAGTTGATGGAATGTGTGGTCAAGCTGCGCGCCATAGTTAATGATCTATTAGATACGACCAACAAGACTGTATCCATTGAGCCGATGATGAATATGTTGGAAGACGACTCGGAAGAAAAAGCATGACGTGGGTCGATCAAGAAGAGTCGTTGCCCTGGGAGCAGCGGCTCGATGAGACGACAGAGCAATACCGCGCATTTTGCGATTACCGGGATATGGCCAAGGCCAGTCTTAACGCGCTTTGGGAATATTACCGGTCCACTTGCGCCGATCCACCGACCAAACGTCTGCGGACGCTCGCCGAGTGGAGCAGCAACTTCAGCTGGGTGGCTCGGCGAAAAGAGTGGTGGGCATTTGCCGACGAGATCAAGAGGGAAGCGGCCCTGTTGGCCACCAGGGAGATGGGCGAGCGTCAGGCTCGCGACGCCGTCAAGATCCAATCGGCGGCGATGGCAATTCTCGATCTATTGGCCGGCTACGACGAGATGACCGGAGAGTTCGTTTTGAGAGAGGATGCCGAATACCGGTTCCAGGACGTGGTGCGGCTTTTCAAGACCGGCGTGGAGGCTGAACGCGTCGCCCGTGGCGAGGCGGCGACCATCATTGAGAAGCGCCGGCGGAAAACAGATCTCTCTCAACTCTCCGATGAGGAGCTGGATGCGTTGGCCGACGAGGAGGACGACTAATGGCGACTTCCTCTGCGCTGCGGGAATTGGCCCAGCGCGAGCGCGCCCGCCGGCGGTTTTATCATTACTGCCGCCGGGTCAATCCTCATTATCCTGATGATGCTCCACACCTGCGATTGTTGTGCAGGACATTGGAACAGGTCGAGCGGTTTGTGGTCACGGAAGGTGCGGAAGGTATCGGCAGATTGATGATCTTTATGCCACCGCGACACTGGAAGTCGCAGACCTCGAGCGTGCTATTTCCGACGTGGATCTTGGGCCGCAATCCGGATGTGCCGATCATCATGGCCAGCTATGCTGGCGATCTGGCGCATAAACATTCGCGGCAGGCGCGCAATATTATTCTGCTCGATAACGAGTTCTCGGTGCTCTTTGGAAAAAAGAGCGACCGAAAGGAGCCTGTGAGTCTCTCGGCCGACTCGCAGGCAGTACAAGAATGGTCGATTGACCGTCACATCGGGGGGATGCGCGCTGCCGGCGTAGGTGGCGGTATCACCGGGAGTGGATGTCGTATCCTCATCATCGATGATCCGCACAAGGACAGAAAAGAGGCGGAGAGCAAGACCATTCGGGATGATATAGATGATTGGTTCCGGTCGACGGCTTATACGCGAGTCGAGGGCAACGGGGCCATCATCATTATCATGACGCGGTGGCACCGCGATGATGAGGCCGGGCGGCTGCTGAAGCGGATGAAGGAAGATCCTCTCGCCGATCAATGGCATGTGCTCAAGCTGCCGGCGTTGGCCACCGAAAGCGATCCGCTGTCCCGGCAGCCCGGCGAAGCGCTGTGGCCGGAATATCAATCTGTCGAAAAGTTGCATGCGATCCGGGCCAATACGTTGCGGTACGAGTTCAATTCGTTGTTCCAGCAGGAACCGATCTCGCCCGAGGACAGTGTGGTCAATCCTGCGTGGTTTGAGACTGTAGACCACGCACCTGCAGGATTGCGCTGGATGCGGTATTGGGACCTGGCCGTGTCGACCAAAAAGCGCGCCGATTTTACGGCTAGTGCACGGGGAGCGCTATCCAGCGATGGCTATCTCTACATCGCCGACATGGTGCGGGGCCGGTGGGAATGGCCCGACGCACACGGTCAGATCGTCGCTCTGGCCGCCATGGAGCCCGGTGTTGCTATCGGGGTGGAGACAAACGCATTTCAGCTGGCCGCGTTCCAGCAGTTGATGCGCGAGCCGGCGCTGGCGAATCGTGAGATCCGCCAGGTGCATTCAGAAAGTGACAAGCTCTCGCGAATGTTACCCTGGGCACGGCGGGCAAAGGTCGGCAAGGTGCGGCTCGTGCGGGGACCATGGATCGCCGCCTTCCTGGAGGAGGCCACCGATTTCCCGGCCGGACAGAACGACGACCAGGTGGACGTCGTCAGCGGCATCACCGAGATGCTGGCCAACACCGGGCCGGCGGCCGGTCAAATAATCAATGAAATAGACCCGGCAATCTACAAGAACAACCCTGCCGAACGCTATGGCTGGCGCTACGGCTGGCGTGTTCCCGATGATACGAGTCTGTTTCCTAAGCGGAAGGCATGTCTATGGCAAAGAAGGGGCTGAGAGGATTGGGAGAGCGGATCATCTCCGCTCTGGGTGGAATCACAAAGTCAGAGAAGAGTGAAATCGCCCGCCGGGCGTACGAGGCGGGTTATGGCGATGGCAATGACGATCCCCAGAGCGGCGACATTGCGCCGGGAGGATTCGGGTACCGCCGGGCCACAACCGGTGGGCTGCGCGATTTCACCCGGATCGACCACGATCGTATCCTCGGAATTGTCTGGACGCTCTATCAGTCCAATCCCATTGCTAAACGTGCTCTCAAAATTATCACCAGCTATATCCTCGGTGACGGTGTCAAATTGCAGATCGAGGACGACGATCTGACGGCCATTATCGAGGATTTTTGGCGCATCAATCAGCTTGATCTCCGTTTGGAAAAATTCATCCTGCAGCTATCGCTGTGGGGCGAGCAGATTTTCCCCGTTTTTGTCCGTCGTTCCGATGGGCGCGTCCGACTGGGATATGTGGACCCGGCCGATGTGGACAACATCATCGCACATCCTGAGAATTCTATGGAGCATTGGGCTGTCGTCGTCCGGCCGTACACCAGCGCGACCGAAAACTGGCGCGTCTACCGCGTGATCCGGGAAGACGATGACGTTGTGATGAGTGTCGGTGTCGAGCTCGATGGCGATGATTCACCTGTGTCATTCGAGCAGGTGCAAAAGGCCAGGAATCCTGGAAAGTTGGTCACCGCCGATCAAGCCAATTTGGAGACCTGGGAAAAAGAAATGCTGGCCAAACACGGTCTGGAGACCTACTCCGGCTCGTGTTTTCTTTTCCAGGTGAACAACGTCAGCAATCAACCGCGCGGCTTTTCCGATCTGCTCCAGGAGGCGGATTGGATGGATCAGCACGACGAGACGCTCTTTGCTCTCGCCGATCGGGAGCAGATGGCGGGCTACTTTTCCTGGGACGTCACGGTCGAGGGAGCTGATGAGGCGCGGGTTAAAAGCCGGGCAGCGGAATTACGGGCCAATCCGCCCAAGCGGGGCAGCGTCAACGTCCATAATGAGAAAGAATCGTGGAACTTTAATTATCCTGACCTGAAACAGGCGCCCACCATCGCAACCGCCGACGCGCTTTTGAAGTTCATTCTCGGTGGTTTGGGGTTGCCGAAGCACTGGTATGGCTCCGGCGACGAGACGAATCGCGCGACGGCGCAGGCGCAGGGTGATCCGACTTGGAAAACGCTCAAGCGCCGGCAGGCCTACGTACGTCACATGATTTTGTTCATGTTGCGTTTTGCGCGCGACCAGGCAGAGATTGCCGGTGCCTGGCGGCCGCGCATGAACGACAGCGGCCGGGCGATGGATAAAATTGTCGCTGTCATGCCCGAGATGACCGTCAAGGACATCTCGGCCATCACCGGCGCTATGATCAGCATGACCTCCTCGTTGATGATCGCGGTCGAACAGGGATTGATGTCGTACGCGCACGCGGTAGAGACCTGGGCCAAGTTGATGGCCGAACTCAACATCCATATCGATCCCGAGGCCGAGATAGTTGCGATCGAGGAGGAGCGCAGAAAAGACGACCTGACCGTCACCGCAAATCGCAACAGTTGGTTTGCCAAGCATGGTTCGCTTGCTGACGACGGCGATGATGCGATAGCGGCATCTGTGCCGCCAGCGAAAACGACGTGACGGTAAAAAAGCAGCAATACATTGACAAACTGGACAGCATCGCTGCGCGATACGGCAAGATGGAGGATCAGACCATCCGTCGATCGATCTCTATGCTCAAGGATCTACGCCGGCAGATCGCTGCCGAATTGGCGACGGCAGAGAATTTCTCGGCTTACCGGCTCGGCGAATTGAATCGCAGCCTGGAGCGGCTGATCGCCGAGTACGAGGTTGAGCTGACGGCCCAAGTGCGCGGGGCATTCGAGCAGGCCGTGGCGGATGGCGCACAATCCGTCGTCGAGCCGCTGCGATCGATCGGGTTGACGACGGCTTTTTACCAGCCCAGCCGCGCTCAGATCAATACCGTGCTCGATTTCAGCGTGGATCTGATCAAAAACATTGCGGATGAGGTCCGGTCCAAGGTTAACACTCAAATACGGCTCGCCGTGCTGGGCGAGCGGAGCCCGCTGGATGCGATGCGGGGGATCACCGATGCTCTCGGCGTCGAAGCGCGGGCGGGCGTGTGGGCCAAGCGCAAGCCGGTTGTCAAGGGGGTCGCTGCGCGGGCCGAGGCGGATCTGCGCACCGAGATGCAGCGCGTCTTCAACCTGAGCAGCCACGCCCAGCAACGTGATACGGCACGGGTGGTGCCGGGATTGCTCAAGCGGTGGATCTCTGCCGGTGGCCGCAATTCGCGGGAAAGTCATCTACGACTGCATCATGAAACGCGCATCAATCCTATTCCCATCAGCAAACCGTTCGTCATGCGCGACCAGCGGGGCACGGCAAAGTTGATGTATCCCGGCGACCCCAGCGCGCCGGCCTGGGCAGTGGTGAACTGCCGGTGCCGGATGGCGACAATCCATCCGACGATCGGAGTTATCGGCAGCAATCTCGATGGCCGGATTGCTGCGGAATTGGAGAGGCGGTAGCAATGTCCCAATTTACCTGGGATGAATGCATGGCCAGGATGAAAAAGGAAGGCTATTCTCAGGAACAGGCTGAGAAAATTTGTGGCTCGATCTGTTCCAAGAAGGAAGCCGTTGCCGTTGGTCCGGACGAGGAACACACCGGCGTCATGGTGGCATTTTTCCTGCCTCCGGACGTGGCGCAGGAATTGGCTGTACCTGGTGGAGAGAAGCCGGAGGCATTGCACATCACCCTGGCCTACCTGGGTGATGTGGACGGGATCAGTGACCCAGATCGATTGAAAGCGGTTCTACGGGCCTGGGCGGCCCGGCGTCCATTCATCGAGGGAACGATCTCGGGGACGGGCCGGTTCGATGCTGGCGAGGACGGCATGGAGGCATTTTACGCTTCGTTCGATGCACCTGCACTGCCTGCCTGGCGGCAGGAGTTGGTCGGCGAGCTCGAGGCCCACGCCTTTCCGGTCAGGAAGGATCATGGTTTCACGCCTCATATAACACTGGCCTATTTGGAGAAAGGCCAGCCGGCGCCGGTCGATGGAGTCAAGTCGCAGAAGGTGCGGTTTGACCGGCTGGCGTTGGCGCTGGGGGAGGATGTGGTCCAGTTCGATCTGGTAGCACTCGAGCGGCAAACAGAGTATCACGAGGTGGCTATCGCGCCGGCGGCGCCAGATGGTCTCACCGGCCGAACGTGGGATGTGACGATCATCGGAGCGAAATCGGCCGGGGATGTGGTCGCGATCGGTGGACGGGAATATATCCGGAGCAAGAATGGTCGATTCTATTCCTGCGACGCGCTCAAAGAGAGCGTGCCGCTTTGGGATGGTGTCAAGGTTTACGATAATCATCTTACTGACGAGGAATTCGAGAAGCGTCAGGGGATGCGCTCTGTCGAGGGCGAGTGGTTGGGCAACATTGTCCAGCCCCGGTGGGAAGAAGCCACGAGGAGGCTGTGTGGAATTTTCAAGGTTGTGGATGATGGATTAGCCAAAAAGTTAAAGAACGCCTGGGATCAAAAGATCTTGGGCGTGATCGGACTCAGCATTGATACTCTTCCGGTAGGGCGGCAGATGATGTTTGAGGGCAAATCTGTTCCCCTGACCGAGGGGTTTAGGCAAGTTTACTCCGTTGACTTGGTTTCAGAACCGGCCGCAGGTGGGGGCTTTAACCGTCTCATTGCGGCTGCAACAGAACGAAAGGAGATCGACATGGATCGTGAAGAGATTGTCCAACTCGTTCGCGAGATTGTTGCGGAAGCCCTTGACGCGAACAACGCTCAAGAACAACAGACTGAGCCGCCGGCTGTGGAGCCTGAGGAGGTGGTCGAGCAGGTGCAGCAGGCTGCTGCTGCTGCCGCTGCTGAAGTCGTTGAGGAAGTGCCGCCCGAGGCCGCTCCGGCGACTGTCGCTCAGGCTGCTGCCGATGCGGCGGCTGTCGCTGCGCAGCAAGCTGCCGATGATATAGCCGAGGAAGAAGAATCAGCTATGGAGGCCGTGCGGCGGCTGGAATGTCGCCTTATGCTGCGAGATCGTCTGGATGCTGCTCAACTGCCGGCGCCGATGAGTGCGCTCGTCCAGACCACATTTGGCAACCGAGTGTTTGAGGAGGCCGAGTTGAATGACTTTATCAAACGCGCCAAGGAGGCCCAGGCCGCGCTGGACACAACTGGTCGTGTGAGCGGCACCGGCCAGGCTCGTGGCAGCGTGCAGGTGGGTCTGGCACCTCGAGACGTGGCGGAGATCGAGTTCATGCGCCTCATGATGGGCAACACAGAATTCCGGGCGCTGGAGCACGTCGATGCTGAGTACGTCCAGGAGCGCGTGGCCGAGGCATACAAGGGGTGGATTCGCGCCGGGCGGCCGCGCTACAGCACGCGGCGAATCTCAGAGTGGGTCTACAACCTGCTCGACGGCGATCCGTTCACCGACCAGCGTGCATCCGAGGCGGTGACCACGTCCGGGATGACGAGCATTGTCAAGAATGCACTTAATGTCATGTTGGCAGCCAACTATGCCAAGAAGCATTTTTGGTGGGAGCCGGTTGTCCGGTCGGAGGAGGTTGATACTATCGACCAGGCGACGCTGGTGCGAGTTTACGGATTCGATACGCTCGACGTTGTAGAGGCTGGACAGCCCTACACCGAGTTGAGCTGGCGAGACGACGAGGAGACGGCAGACTTTCACAAACGGGGGAACTATGTGGGCGTTCACCTCGAGACGTTGCTCAGCGATAAGCTCAACATTGTCCGCAGCATCCCCGAGCGCCTGTCCATGTCCTGGTACAACACCATTTCGAGCCTGGTCTCCGCAGTATTCACGACGAACACTGCAGCCGGCCCGGTCCTGGGTGATACCGGTGCGCTGTTCAATGCCACGGCCGTCACCACTGCCGGTGGACATGCCAACCTGCTGACGGCCGCTTTGAGTTTTACCTCGTACGGCGCGGCTCGCACGGCGATGATGAAGCAGACCGATCAGTATTCCGGTGGCGGAACGCTGAAAGGCCAGAGAAGCCTTATTCAACCCAAATTCATGTTCGTGCCGGTCGACCTGGAAACTGCTGCGTTGCAGATCCGGAACTCGGAGTGCATCCCCGGCAGCGCGAACAACGACGTCAACCCCCATCATCAAAAGTTCGAGGTGGTGGTGGTGCCGAACTGGACCGACACCAACAACTGGGCGTTGCTCGCCGACCCGGTCGAATTCCCCGCCATCTGGCTCATTTTCTTGAGGGGTAAAAAGGTGCCGGAGCTGTTTACGGCTGACAGTGAGACGCAAGGCAGCATGTTCACCAACGACACGTTGCGCTACAAGGTCCGGATGATGACCTGGCGATTCAGTTCGACGTATGACTGTGCACCGGTCAGCGATTGGCGGCCGTTGCACAAGAACAACGTCAGCTGAGTGGGCATAAGAAAGGAGTAACGAACATGAAGAGTTGGAGTGAATTGAACCGGGGAGCCAAGATTGGTCTCGTGTTGGGCGGTATTCTGGCTTTGGTCTTGGGAATCTTTCTGCTGACGCCGGATTATCAGGAGATGGGAGTTACCAACCTGTCCAGCCTGCACTTGAGCGATACTGGAGAGACGGCAACGCCGGTGCTGCTGGTGAATCAGGACGGTGCCGGCAAGGTGGTCGAATTCCAGGACGGTGGCACGCCGGTCTGGTCGTTGACCAATGGTGGCTCGGTAGAACAATCGGGTGGTCAAACGTACAGCAATTGGCTCCGAGTGGCAGCTCCGACGGCGATCGCGACGGCCACGCCGGCGGTCGTGGTGGACAGCGCCGGTGTGTCAAATATCCTGGAGGTTCGAGACGGTGCAACGCCAGTGTGGTACGTGAGCAACGGCGGGACGTGGGTCTCAACAGGAGAAGGCACTCACAGCGGCGGCCAGACAGTCAACAATTGGAGTGAGGTCGCGGCGCCGACGGCGATCGCGACGGCCACGCCGGCGCTTGTGGTGGACAGCGCGGGGGTATCAAACATCCTGGAGGTTCGAGACGGTGCAACGCCAGTGTGGTACGTGAGCAATGGTGGGGACCTCGTCGCGGTAGGCGCATCGGACCTCCAGGGGAATCTCGGTGACAGCGGCGGTACTCTGACCGTCGCAGATGACCTGATGGTCGACGGAGCCGCCGACGCCACACAGCTGACTGTCCAGGGCCACACGACCCAAACGAACGATACACTTGTCGTAGAGCAGAGCGATGGCACTGATGTGTTCACTGTGGACGATAGTGGGAATATCGTTGTGGTT